CTGACGTTTCAGTGCGTGGTCCTTTTGGGCGCTCTCCTTCAATCTCGATCTTCTGCGGCAGCACAGGGCTGTACGCGTGCCCGTTGAGCTTCTTAATAAGTTGACCAGAGAACGTACCAAAGTCAAACGCTTTGGGATTCGCCTCCACCATGATACGCACAGCACGAGGTTTGGGGTACTTTGGTTTGAAGTTAACAGTACCCGGTATGCGCAGCACACGCGCTGCATCAGCCGTCACGCTGTTGTCGATACGCATGTTCTCCTGTGCACACAAACGCTTTAAGTTCTCTGCAACAGGTTTCCATACATCAATCGGTATGTCTTCAGTGAACGGCCAATACACATGAAGCCCACCACCTGAATCAACGACAAGTGGCTGGCCTAACTGCGCAAGGTCGGTCTTTTCAAGAAACACATCCAACGCCTCGGCAGCATCACGCTTGGTTTCGTACCCGTCCATATCCAGAAATGCAGCGCGTATGAACTCTGCATTTTTAGCGGTACGACTTCCCTCTTGCTTGAAGGTAGCAAGTGCAAAGTAAACGTCCTGCCTGTTCTTAACCCACGTATCTACGACATGCTGAAACTCTCCTAAGTTTGTTGCAAAAACATGTTCTTTCTTTTTACTTGTTAGCTCGGCTATACAGTACACGCCCGTCGATGGGAGGACTGCCGCCAGAAACTCTTGCGGTTGCATGAAAACTCCACAGGTCAGAACAGGGGTAACTGGCGTCCGTCTTTTGGCTCAGCAATGTCAGGTATGTGCGTTTCTATGTAACGCGCCATACGTTGTATCAACTCTTTCAAATAAGCAGGTTCAAGTTCATCCCAATGTATTTCACAATAGTTCAACAGCTCTGAGTCTGTCATGCTTGTAGGTTGTAGTCCTCGCATATCTGTCTCCATGCGTGATCGGCTGTTGGTTGCCTTTCGAGAATATTGATAAGTTCCTGTACACGTGAGCGGTAGGCAGGGGTGACCTCCACGCCTGACATCCAGTTGTAAACCGTCTGCCTTGTCGCTCCAGTAAATTTTGAGATACGTAATACAGAGAAGTCTCGGTGTATGGCCCATCGTCCAAGGCGCGAGCCTAGCGTACGTGGGGCGTGTTTGACTGAGTTTTTGGTTCGTTCAGAGTAGGGCATAGTGTGTAAGGGGGCTTGCGCCCCCAGTTAATTAGTCGTCGGTATCCCAAGCATCTACAGTAGCAGCAATCCCAGACTTCTTGGGCACTGCGTTAGTAGGGGCAGTTTCTTTGCGGACTTCAGGTTCGTCATCCCCCGCGTCTTCAACAACTTCAGCAGCTTTCTTCTTAGCTGCCGCTTTAGGACGTGCCCCCTCAATCTGTGGTGCAGCAGGGGCAGCGACTTGTTGTTGCGCTGAGAAAGACATCACCACAAGCTTCTGAGTAGCAGGGGCTTCCATGTGGTCTGTCACTGATGCGAACTCTTCATCCGTCAACCAGCGCATGGTTTTGAAGTACAGCTTGGGCACAGCAGCCTTGGTATCGAACCTCAGACGAGTGACAACTTCTTCAGGGTTGATGTTCTGTGCAGCCAACCAACGTGAGTACGCTTGAAGTGGCATGTCGCCGTTAACGTCTTTACCAAAAATACTAGTGGCAGGAAGCGACAACGCCAAAGGATCACCCTCAACATCGTTAGCAAGCACCACAGCAATACGCTGAGCGAAACGACACGCACGGCTCGTGCCTTCACCGCTGCCCTGAATGTTCTGTGGGCAGTCCGCGCAGTTAGCGTGTTGTGGTTCTTGTACTGATGCGTCAGGCTTATCGCCATCAGCAGACCAGCATGTGGGGGATGTGGTCTTTCCTTCTTCGTATTTGCCCATGTAAAACGTACGGCCAACCTTGGGGGCGGCAGCAACAATCACAACATCAAGATGCCGGTCATCAATCGCAGCGATCTCTTTACCATCGCTAATCAAACGAAACACACCTCCTTTAATAGAGATGTTCTTACCGCTAGCTGCACCACCTCCAGTGAGGGATTTAGCTATAGTGGACAGCCCACGCGACTTAGCGAACGACGGGGCTTTGCTTGCATTAAAAACTGTTACGTTACTCATTTAGTAGGTTTCCTTACAGATACGTCATACTCTTTATCAGAGTTAAGACCGGGGGGTACAAGAGAGGGGTTTTCTTCAAGAAACTTTGCCATGTTGCTCTGATGGATACGTCGCTCAAACAAATCAAGCGCATCATGCTCTGTGACAAACTGCTTGAATGAATCCCAGTCTTGAGTGAAGTACCGTGTCTTGGTAGACAAGATCACAGTGCCTTGATCGGTTCGCACCGATTTACTGCCAAGAGCCATCAGTTGATCTTTGAGCGCAGTCTTAATTTCATCCTGCTGCGCCTTCAGTTCTTCAACCTCAGACTCGTACTCTTGCGTAAGCTGTTGAATACGTGCGCGTATCTTGAGATACACACGCGCCAACTTGTCCATTGGAATTTGATCCATATCATCTCTCCTTTTGTTATGTCAAAGATTATACATGCAATCTGTCATCGTGCAACCTCCGATTCATAAAGTTTTATCAACATAGAGTGATCGTCCACTCGCTCCTCCAACACCTTAAACATCTTGCGCTCAATGTCACTGCCCTGTAAGTGAATGACCGTCACCTTGGTCGAGTCCTGCCCAATACGATCTGAACGAGCGATACATTGTTTATAAGTCTCAACAGACATCACTGGCCCCCAGAAGATGACGGTGTCCGCAGCAGTCAGCGTTACGCCATGTGATGCAGCTTGCGGCTGAATCACCAGAACACGCGGGTCGTCCTCAGATTGGAAACGCTTGAATATATCTGTTCTCTTTTTTACAGAGACATCGCCATGTATTAACTCATTAGCAACGCCATGCTTGTTGAGATAGGCGTGGATTGTGTCAATACTGTGCCTGAATGGGGCGAACACCAGCACCTTGCGCTTTGTTTCTTCTAACACCTCCATGAGCACAGACAGGCGTGGGGAACAGTCAAACTCTACAACTTCCCGTCCGTCTGTGTAGGCCGCACCAGCACTTATCTGCAACAACTTACTGACACCCGCAGCAGCATTAACGGCTGTGATTGTCTCCCCCGCAGCTTGCACCAACATACGTTCCTTGAGCATGACGTAATACTTTCTTTGCTGTGGCGTCAACGGCACATCGCGTGTTTCAACGAGCACAGGCGGCAGGTCTGTGCATTCTTCTTTTGTATAACGTATAGCGGGATGCAACGCGTCAAACACAAGTTGAGGCGCTTGCTTCTTTGGCCCCCACTTAAACTGCGTGATCTTGTTCATTGTCTTATCACGCCATGCCGTGAAGAAGCTTGGTACACCTGTCGGGTTAACAAGTTTAGCCAGCCCATACGCATCAAGCGGTGACTGCGAGGCAGGAGTGCCAGTCATCATCCACAGATATGTTTGTGGTGTGAGTAACTTACTGAGTGTTTTCCATCGACGAGTGCTCACATTTTTATAAGCGTTCGCTTCGTCAACGATGATGAGATCGAACCTGTTGTCTGCCTTAACTTCATCAGCGATCAGGTTCAGTCCGTCATAGTTAATGATGACAAACTCATAGTCACCCTGCACCATCTCAATACGCCGCACTGCTTGTTGATGATGTGCCACGATAGCACTGCGGTGTATCACGCTCTTAGCTATACCGTTCATCCACGCATCGTGCATGATGGACAGGGGGCACAAGATAAGACAACGTCTTACGTAACCCTTCTTCATCAGGTAGTCAGCAGCCCACAGCGCAGACAGCGTCTTGCCTGTACCGGGATCGTTGAATACAAACGCACGACGATGCAGTGTTAAGAACGATGCTGTTTCAATCTGATGTGCAAACGGTCTGTGCTTTCCCGGCCATTCATACTTAGCCTTGATGGGTGACGGCACAGCTTTAACACCCAGATTGCGCAAGACACGCATCTCGTCCAAGCCCCAGAACACAAGCACTTCATGTAGTCCGGGCGCTACTTCTCCGAGATGTTTACTCCTTGGTATGACAGTGTATTTGTCAGGCTTGCGTGTCCTGAGCAGCACTGCTTTATTTTCTATGATTTGCATTTTAGTTTGTATAGCGTTACCTGTTCGGCCATGTGGTGGTGGCGTTCTAATAAATTTCTTTTGCTCATTTCACCCGCAAAACATATATCAAAGATTTCATTTGCCTCCCATGAGTTAACTTGAAACTTTTTAAGGTTGTCGCGCCGCCATCCTTCGCCGTAACGTGCGGTCCACAGAGCAATTAGTTCATCATCACTTGCCGTTGTCAGCCATGTTTTTACTTGGGGGTCGAAGTCTTGTATTGTGTTTTGTAGAAGTTCCTCCACTTCGAATAGGAAGTTCATGGTCGATGTGTTTACCACTGCGGTCAATACCTTCTTTGTCATACATTCTCCTTGCGCGTTGGCGCTCAATCTGGTCTTTGGTTTCTCCCGATTTCTTCTGTAATTTATAAGCGTGTTTATAATCACGTTTGCCGTTTACTTGTGTCATATCAATGCCCCTTATTAAATTCGCAAGTCTTTACAGGACACCACGGACAGAGTGGTGTTGCGGTTGGGTTCCACACGTTGTGAGCAAACGCTGCTTCAAGAC